GGCGAACTTGTAAATGTCAAAGACATTATAAGTAATGAAAATGGATTATTAAAACAAGGTGAACTGGCTACACCAGATGAAGTAAGAGATGTATTGTTTAATACGTCTAATGTAGTTACTGAAAAAACAGATTATGGCTACAGTCAATTAACTAGCTTACAAAAACCCTAATTAGTAATATATTTATTCTAAATTGGCAGCATTAGAAACTGATTCTAAAATAGGAAAATATGCAGCTGGAGTGCTAGTATTATTTTCATTTTTCACAGTCGTTACAATTTCTTCCTCAAGGGTTTTTTGGATTGGTTCATTATAAACAGGGTTTTCTATTTGTATTTTTTTTTCATATAAGCTTAAATCTTTTAAAATAGTGTTTGATGTAATAAACTCACTAGAAAAAACATATGCTAACATAATAAAAAGAAATAACAAACTAATGATCACTTTAAACATATTATATATATTAAATATCTATATTTTTAATTAAAATAAAAAATATTAAAAATATTAAAAATATTAAAAATATTAAAAATATTAAAAATATTAAAAATAATATATAAAATTGAAGAATATTAATAAATTATTCTATAAAATATTAGTATTTTATAGAATGTATAAAACATATTTAGGACAAAAAGGATATTCTATTTATAAAAACACATTGTCACTTAAAGAATCTGTTTTTATAAGAGATGAATTAATGGCTAAACCATATATTCCTAAATCACCAGTAGAATCAGAAGCATTTCCTATATATAAAGAATCCCCGCAAAAGTTTTATGTGCCTCGGGTATTTGGAATAACTCATTTTGGTCAACCAAATGAAATAAAGATTAATAATTATGAAAAAATTAATATAATTTTTAATGGTTCTCTCCGTGAAGATCAACAATTAGTGGTTGATAAATATATTAATACTATAAAAAATGGAGGATTTGGCGGTCTTCTAGATTTATATACTGGATTTGGTAAAACAGTTTTAGCTTTAAAAATTATTGCTCAATTAGGCGTTAAAACATTAATTATTGTGCATAAAGGATTTCTAGTAGACCAATGGATCGAGAGAATAAAACAATTTCTGCCATATGCTAATGTTGGCCGTATTCAAGGACAAGTTATAGATATTGATAATAAAGATATTGTCATTGGAATGCTGCAATCTTTATCAATGAAAGACTATCACGAGTCACAATTTAATAGTTTTGGGTTAACTGTTGTAGATGAGGTTCATCATATATCAGCTGAAGTATTTGTAAGAGCATTACAACGAGTCGTAACAATGTATACATTAGGCTTAAGTGCTACAATGAATAGAAAAGATGGATTAACAAAAGTATTTAAATTGTTTATTGGAGATATTATTCATAAAGAGAAACGTGAAAGCGATAATAGTGTATTAATAAAAGCAATTGAGTTTAATGTAAATGATGAAGATTTTAATACAATTGAATATGATCATCGAGGAAATGCTAAATATAGTACTATGATTAGTAAATTATGTAATTTTAATATTAGAAGTGAGTTTATTTTAAAAATAATTAAAAATGAATTGGAACTTAATAACAACCAACAAATGATTATTTTAGGACATAATAAAAGTTTATTAACATATTTATTTAAAGCAATAGAGCATCGTAATATTACAACAGTTGGTTATTATGTTGGAGGAATGAAAGAAAAAGATCTTAAAATTAGTGAAACTAAACAAATATTAGTGGCTACATATTCAATGGCATCGGAAGGATTAGACATTAAAACTTTAACAACATTGGTGTTTGTGACACCTAAAACTGAAATAGAACAAGCAGTTGGTCGTATTTTAAGAGTAAAACATGCTAATCCTTTAGTTATAGATATAATAGACAAACACGACATATTTAAAAAACAATGGTTAAAGCGGCGACAATTTTATCATAAAAATGGTTATACAATTCAGTATAATAATAATTATACTAATAATGATACTAACAATTGGACACTATTAAGTAAAAAGACAGAAAAAGAATTAGAAAACATAGATAATTTATTAGTAAATAAATGTTTAATTACTGGTTAATTAAATTGAAACCCTTCATATTTTGTGGTAGTTAATATGGGAGGAACGCTGGAGTCTTTATTATACATTTTATCTAATGGAGTTTCAAGTCCTATATATTGGTTCATTGGGTCAAATCCAGGATATAAATTATTATTAAATGGAGGATTATTCCGCGTAGAATCAACTAATAAAGAATTATTATTAGTATTATATAAATCCAATCCAGAAATAGAAGGTGCGCCGCCTTCTTTTTCAAATGGAGATTTTCTATTAACAAAAACTGCTTCTCCTTGAATATTATATTCTTTTTGTAAATATAATTCAGGACATTTTTTTCCTTGTTCTTGTTGACTTTTATAATATTTACGATATTCGTCTAAATTATTAAACTTAAGAATTGCTTTTTTATATTTATTCATTAAATATATATATTTACCTTTTTGTATTAATACATCAGGACAATCCTCCTTCTTATTTTTATTATAATTATTCACAAACCAAAAAATGCCTACTATAATTATTATTATTAAAATACTATAAAAAATATCAATTAACATATTATATAATATATTATATAATATATTAATATATTTTATTAATATATAAATGAATATTATATACTATACAAATCAAGATAGTAATATTAAGGTATCTTTAAAACAAAGCGGGTTAATAATCACAATGCCAGGATGTGGCTATTGTGAGCAATTAAAACCTGTTTTAAAAGATCTAGATGATAAATTAAAATTTTATAATAATGATGGAATAACTAAAATATATAATATAGAAAATAAAGCATTTGATACAATTTTAACTAATAGTAAAATTAAAGCTGCAGTCTCTAGCGGCTATCCAACAATTTTAACAGTAAAAAATAATAATGTACTTCAAATATATGATGGGTCTAGAACTGCCGATGACTTACTTAATTTTTTTATACGTAATTTAAAAATAAAAAAAGTTAAAAATATTAAAAATGTTAAAAAAGGAGGCACCCAAAAAAAACATAAAAAGTTAAAAAAACATAAAAAGTCAAGAAGACACAAAAACTCAAGAAGACATACATAATTATTTAATTATTTAATTATTTAGATAACGTATTATGATGTTTATTTATAGTTTCAATTGCAATATTTATTGTTAAATCCATATTATTTAAATTTACAACTACTCCATTTTCATCCAATAATCTGATTTTTAATTTTGATATTTTAACAGGTCCAAAATACAATTTAGTGTTAAATATTCTATCAGTATAATCTTCAAAACTTTTGTCATAATAATTACATCTATTTGGAATTAATGCTAATATATTTGACACACTATAAGTAAATGCTTCTGAGCTATTATTTTTTAATTCAGCATTAAATCTAAAAAGTTTACTTTGATTTTTGTTAAAGTCATCTACTTCCAGTAAAAAATAACGAGTGCCAATTGTATTAGCAGTTGATTCTGGGTTAAATCCAACCTCTAAGCTGATTGTTTTAATCTGATTATAGTAAGTTTCATTATTTGTGGTTTTAAAAAAATTATAATTTAATTTTCTATAACCTAATATCCAACCCAAATTTAGAAATGCCGGTCTATTTGGGGTTATTTTATCTGTAAAATTTAAATTAAACCCCCATTTATAACCGTCTGGTGGATGATTATGATTGCTATCATTTACTACAAATAATAGTTTGCCTGTATTATTTGTTTTTACTATTTTAATAACTCTATAATATTTAATAGTATGTATAATTGTCATATCCGTTTCATTATTTTTAAAGCAATCATTATTTATTATAGTTACTAGTTCTGTTACACTATAATTTCCATCTGGAATTGTAAAGTCTTCTGTAAATATTGAGGTTTGGGAGATATCATTTGTTGCAATATTATATTGAAAAAATGTTACTGAAAACTTATTTGTTCGTAAATATTCAGAAATAGTGTAATAACTATTAATTAACTCAATAGATGCTAGTTTCATTGAAACTACATTATGATAAGGGTCATTTAATTCAACTATAAAGTCAGTACTACTTTTACTATTATTATCTCTAAACTTACTATTTATTGATAAAATAGATGAAGTAGTCTCTCTTTCTAATGGATTTACTAAGCCTTCTGTATATTTGTTTAAATATCCTTTCACAAATAATGTTTCTTTTTTTTCTGATTGTAACTCGCGATTTGCATCGCCTAATATGTTAGATTTAAAATTTGTATTATTTTCAAGTAATGTACTAATTATTTCTTCATTTTCTTTATAATAACTAATATTATTGGGATTATTGGGATTATTTGGATTATTGGGATTATTTGGATCATTGGGATTATTCGGATCATTGGGATTTAAACTATTAGTACTATCAAGGGCAAGTGAGCCCATATAGTCTATCTCCATTGAATTATTGTTTTTTATATTAGAATTAAAGATTTTAAATGCTGCTTTTGTATAAAACTTAATTAATTTATCTTTATTTTCTGGCAAGTCATCATTGTCTTGAACACTAATTAATGATATCGTTTTTGATAAATAATCTTCAATTGTAATTATATCTATTTTATTATCTGTAATATTAAATAACTTATGTAATTCATCTAGCGAATAATTATTTATATTTAAATCCATATATATTACTATTATTTATAATATTATAAATAATATTACTTATATTCTATTGTTTTTATTTTATCATAGTCAGTATGTCCTGCAAAATGTATAAAATAATTATCATTAAAATATTTATTTAAACTAATATTTTCAATATTATCTAATTTAGTTAAACCCCATACCGCATTAAATCTATTATCTATTACTTTATATAAATTATTTCTTTGAAGTTCATAACCTATACACGATTGTTCAAAATGAAACCCTCTAGGATGTGATATACTTTGCAATATGTATTTATTATATATATTTAATAAAAAATCATTGTGCTTTTTTGGTTGCATTACAAGAATGCCCGAATTAAAAACCATATCAGTTTGAATATCAAATCCGCATAATTTATAATAATCAACGGCTGTTGTCTCCCACCCCATTTTTTTCTGTAATTTTAATCTTCTTTGTTTAGAAGGTTGAGAATATTCGTCAACAATTCCAATGCTATCGCCATAATCTATATAATTATGAATTGGTGGAGAATTAATATTAATTATAATATCCGCATCTATAAATATAATAAAATCATAATCATTTGACCATTCTTGATTACAAACTAATATTTTATTAAATGAAATTGTAGTTTTATTAATAATATTTTTATCTAAAAAATCTCTAACAACTTTAAAATCATAACCATTTTTTACAGCGTAATCTCTTTGACTTTTATAAAACAATTTTTTATATTCTTCTAAATATTTTTCTCCAATTGCAATTGTTACTAAAAGACACTTCATAATATATTATAATATATTATAATATATTATGAACTAATTATAAGCTAATTATAAACTAATTATAAGCTAATTAAGCTAATTATAAACTAATTAAATCAGTATGTTAAAATGTTTAATTCGAGTAAGCTAAACCACCCATACCTGACATAATACGAAGGACGTTATAGTTGGTGGCATAGACACGGACCTTGGCAGTATTGGTGCCACCAACAGTCGCGTTAGAAAGCACAAGCTGAAGAGTGGCATTGTCAATCCGCGAGAAATTGCAAGTGCCCGATGGCTGGTGCTCCTCAGGGCGAAGAGCAAAAGAGTAAACATTAATACCAGTGTCGGGGGTTCTAGTGTGGTGCTGGTAGGGTTGAACGAGGTCAAAGTAGGTGCCTTCACGCTCAGAGAAGCGGTCTTGGCCGTTAAGCTGTAATTTGGCAGTGACAACTGGATTCTCACCCCAGCAGTGCATGTCAAGGGAAGTCTCAGTTAAGACAAATGTGCCGGCATCCGAAACCGAGGACTGGAAGTCAGTCGAACCTAGCTGATTGGCAGTATTTAATAAGGTTTGGTTTGCCGACTGAACGAATCCAGAATGGTTGAAGTTGGGAGCTTGATAATCCCAACCAGGGAAGGTGACAGCATCAGTGGCACCAGGATCCTCGAAGAATCCAGAAGTGTTAATAAAGGCATTCGGGCCACTGACAGAGCCAGGGCCAGCAAACGCGTGAATACCATTGGGTAAGACATCAATCGCATCAGTGTAGTTAAATGGCTGGGCGCCAAGAACGCTGAATAAGGGGGTTCCAGTAATTAACGACGCGCAATAGTCAACATTCGCGTCAGGCTGGACAACCCAAATAAGCTCTTTGCAAGGATGATTAAAGTTTAATTTAATCTTGTTAGACGAAGAACCAACCGACTCATCACCAGTGAATTGAAGCTGCTCGATAAGATACTCGTGAGCACTTTGAGCCATACGTCTGCGCTCATCGGTATCTAAAAATACATAATCAACATACAACGAGGCCGCAACAAGCGACATCTGGTATGCAGTCGACACCTTTAAGGAGCTGGTGGACGAGGTGTTGCTTAACGAAGTAACAGCCCATAGGCATTCATCAATCGGGCGAAGGTCAAGATTAATCTTAATTTCGTGGTACTGAAGAGCAATTAAAGGAAGAGCAAGACCAGGGTTACGGCAATACCAGAATTGTAAAGGCACATAAAGTGTGGTCTCTGGAAGAGCATTGCGGGGGGCGCAGACCTGGGTGGGCGCGCTGGTAGCGCAAGGGCCATCAACCGCCGCAAACGATGGGTCAGTAATAAAGGTTAACTGAGTAGTGTTGCCAACCATCTTGTAGTAGCCACGCTGCTGCTCGCTAGTAAGAGTTAACTGATTCCAAATATGCATCCAATCACCATACTGACGATCAATGCGCTGGCCGCCAATTTCAACCTCAACAATCGAGATAATTTGCTCGCCGGGGAAGTCTAACCAGCGAGCAAACACGCCGGTCTCTCCACGGTGCTGATCGCCCGGGCCAGCTGGGGTGAGTACCGAGCGGGCAGGAGTGGGGTTCATTTGCTGGTTAATTTCTGGTAGAGTAATTTGTAAATATGTGCGATATGCTAAATCACCATTGCGAGAAATAGTGCAAGTTACACGGCGGCCAAAGTCAGCCTGTCCGTTAAATGTTTGCTCAATCGATTCCATTGCAAAATTAGTATAGCGACGATATGTCACCTTCCAAAATGTGATCTGTGGATTTGTAGTAAGATAAACGTCTTGTGCGCCATAAGCGACGAGTTGCATTAAGCCTCCTCCCATTTTATAATATAACAAAAGAAAAAAATTTTAATAAAAATATAAATTAAACTAATATTTATATTTTTGTTAAAATTTTTTTGTTTAAAATGTTTAAAAACTCTTAAAAACTCTTAAAAACTCTTAAAAAGTGTTTAAATTATTACTTTAATTAACTAAATTGTAATAATAATGATTAAAATGAATATTATCCTTAATATATATAAATATTATTTAATTAAATATATATAATTACTAATATTTATTAAATGAATAATTTTAAACCTAAAAATCTAAAAACAATTATTATTGAAAAACCTAAAGAATCATTAGATTACAAACATGAAAAGTTTTTAGATGAGTTTATAAAAAATTCGAATGAAATTATTCCTAAATTAGAAAATGATAGAAAAAAATTATTATTAGAATATAATAATAATAAATCTTTTGATGAAAAATTAGAAATTAAATGTTCTATTAAAAGTATAGATGATAAAATTAATAGTCTTAAAAAAAAGAAAAAAAAATATTTTTTAGATAATTCTACATATATCTTTAATTATTTTGAAGAAAAAAAAAATATACCTAATACAGCAAGTAATAAGATAGTACTAGAAAAGTTTTTCAAAATATCG